GACCCACGAGAGTACGAAAGTCCTCTCTGTGCGGAAGTTGATGGCGAATACTGGTTCCCAGAAGATATATCTGGTAACGGAAAATACGAAGGTGTCAATCTCGCTAAACGTATTTGTGGAAACTGTCGTCACCGAACTGAATGCGCCGAATGGGGAATCAACAAAGAGCGCTATGGAATGTGGGGAGGACTCACTTCTAATCAGCGTAGGATAATTAGAAGACAACGTGGGATAGTTTTACCAAAAGAAGAAAGGGAGGAGAGAGGTGCTTAGGCTTTCTCGTGCGTGGCAATCCACTAACATTAAAGCCACGCCACTGCCTGATGTATGGAAGTCTCTCAACTCTACTGAAGTCAATGTAAAATTTAGAAGAGGACAAGTCTGTATGGTTGCTGCTGCACCCAATGCTGGCAAGTCTATGTTTGCTTTGGTCTATGCAATCAAGGCAAATATCCCAACGCTTTTCTTTTCGGCAGATACCGACACTGCAACTGTAATGATACGTACTGCTGCTCATCTGTCAGGTCATTCACAACTGACAGTTGAAACTAATTTACAAAAAAATACACGTCACTACCAAGAATACCTTTCTAAGATGCAGAACATACAGTGGGTCTTTGACTCCAGTCCGTCACTCGATGATATCGAGATGGAGATAAAGGCATACATCGAACTGTATGGAATTGCACCTGAACTTATAGTGATAGATAACTTAATGAATGTAGCAGCCGAGACAGATAATGAATGGGCTGGACTACGTGCAATTATGATGGAGTTACACGCTGATGCTTCACGGTGGGCAACACTCTTTACAAACTTTGCTGCGTGTCAGATAGGTGATTCTGATTCGCAAGGAAGGGCATACTTACATTCTAATTTGCAGGTGAGACATTGAGTAGTTACAACAAGGCTAAGGGTTCTAAGTTTGAAACCGATGTGATGAAGTATCTACGACAACTAGGTCACTTTGCTGAAAGACTTGCTAAGGCAGGAGCCAATGATGAAGGTGACATAGTTACCATAATCGCAGGTCAGACCTATATTCTGGAGTGTAAGAATAGAAAGTCATTAGATCTTCCGCAGTTCTGGGCTGAAGCCCAGGCTGAGGCAGCCAACTATGCGAAGGCACGGGGGTTAGTGGTTGAACCTCCAGCCTTCGTTATAGTTAAAAGGCGTAGAGGTAGCATAGAAGATGCTTGGGTAATACAGAGTCTAGAGAAATGGATAGAAAATGCCAGTGCCAGAAGGAAAGATAACGACTAGCGAAATCTTTTCTACACCAGAAGTTGTAGAAGAGCCAGTACTTCCAGAAGATCCAACAGAAGTGGAAGAGAAGGCACGATAAATGTAAAGGAGACTGCGCTTGCCAACACAAGACTGGTCCAGGGTGGTTCGTACTAAGAGGTCAAAAGCCTCCGTTGATGCAGACGCAATCCCCGTAGCAGTAATAGTTTCCTACTATGGTGGAGAAGTAAGAGAGGGTAAAAGCGCTAGTGTCAAGTGTTGTATACACGATGACTCAAGGCGTAGTGCAGTAATGAATACGTATGACAACTTATACTTTTGTCATACTTGCGGTAAGGGTGGTTCATCTGTCGCTATTGTGATGGAGAAGGAGAATCTGGAGTTCAAAGATGCAGTCAAACGAGCAGTCGAAATTGTTACTGGAAGTGGTCACACGCTACAGTCAAAGCATAGACGAGGCAACGCTAGGGTATCTCGAAGGACGTGGAATATCTAAGCAAGTTGCAGAACAGTTTATGTTGGGGACCGTAGTGGATCCTGCTTCTGGTCACGAACAGTTTGAAGGTTGGCTATCTATCCCTTACATCACTGCACTTGGGATAGCAGTCAGCGTAAAGTTTAGAAGACTAGATGATGGTAAGCCTAAGTATGGGCAACCAACAGGGCAGAAACTACACCTCTACAATGTGGCTGATGTGGCAGTAGATTCATCACATATAGTAGTTACTGAGGGTGAGTTAGATGCAGTAATCATCTCAGGGATTCTAGGTATTCCAGCAGTGGGAGTGCCAGGAGTGGCAGCCTGGAAGCCTTACTATGCTAAGTTAATGACGGGCTTTGATACTGTTTATGTTGTCGGAGATAATGACTTAAAGGAGGATGGAACTAACCCAGGAGCAGAGTTTTCTAAACGTGTTGCAAGCGAGATTATCAACTCACATATTGTACAATTACCACTAGGTATGGACATCAATGAGTTTTATCTACAACACGGGCCAACAGAATTATCAACCTTACTAGGAGGAGTTAAGTGAGTGACTACAAAGAAGGAATTAAACATAAAGATTATGGTCCAAAGAACATCTCTCACAGTCCAGGTGGAGCACTCAACGGATTACGAGTGCGTATGCACGACAAGGTGGCTAGAATCAATCACCTCGTTGATAGTAACCTCGCTCCCAGCAACGAGTCACTTCGGGACAGTTTCCTAGATTTACTTAATTACTCTGCCATCGCAATGATGGTGCTGGATAAGACTTGGCCTGAGATTCCTAATGACTGAAAAATATTCTTGGTATAAGTCTGCTTTACGCAGAAAGAAAGTAGCAGAAGCAAAGAAACTAAAGGCTGCCCGTTACGTAGATGAGATGAATAAGAGAGCCGAACAATACGATGCCACGCACCCGAAATAAAACTTACAAAGAACAACGCATCTCACGAATACGAATGTATGGGATTGATGTCCCTGATTACGAACGCATCCTCGAAGAACAAGGTGGTGGGTGCTATGTGTGTGGCAAGAAGCCTACCGATAGACGCGCTTTAGATATTGACCACGATCACAATACAGGAAAAGTTCGTGGCCTTCTCTGTTCCAAACATAACCGCGCTATTGGTTTGATGGGTGATGACCTACTCATACTTATCAAGGCATTAGAATACTTAGTGAGGCAACGTGACTAATAAATTACACCCTTCTTTAGATGACTTAGTTCCTAGCGTTGTTACTACTATCCATCGTAGGTTTAGAGCATACACAGAACGAGGTGACTTACTCCAAGAGGCTTGGGCTTTTGTTCTATCTCGTGCTGAACATTTCAATGAGGTCCTCTTTGAGGAGAATGAAGTCCAGCGCAAGTGGAATGAAAAGAAAATAGCGTGGCAAATACGTAGAGCATTAGAGCGTTATGCTAGAAAAGAAAAGGCTAGTAAGTCTGGCTATCAACTAAATGATGAGGCTTACTACGACACAGTTACTATCGCCCAACTACTTCCGTTTGTTATCAAGAGTTTCATTAGTGATACAGCGTTAGAGCAGAGTCAAATCCTTATCAATGATGGCACACCAAGAAAGCCTTCTGCCCCTGCTGAGGGTGGTAACTTGCTGGCTATGCTGGTAGATATCAAGAAAGCCTATGAGAAGTTAGATAAGTATGACCAAGATATTCTTAGACTTAGATACCACGACAACCTAACACTACAAATTATCAGTGAATATTTAGAATGTGCTATCTCTACTGTTGATCGCAGATGCACTCAAGCCTTACGTAAATTACAGAACAACATTGGAGGCGATAGTCCTTGGGGATAATAATTGACCTCTCTCCAGAGGAAGTGCGTGTCTGTGCCACCCTTGGTGTTGAGCGCTGGCTTACTAAGTTTGGTTCTATTGATCGTCCGAACTATGCGGAGGGTAAAAAGTCTGGTCGCTTGGAGCCAGAACTTAATGCCAATATCAGAGCCAATGTTTCTGAGTGGGCAGTAGCACGCCACTACAATCTACCTTGGAATGTTCCTTGGTATCCCAATAAGTATCATACTCAGCGCAAAGATATCTCTGATGTTGGCGAGTTTGAGGTAAGAACTGTTCGCACTTACGGCGCTATCCCTTTCTGGAGTAAAGACGCTGGTCGTATTATTTATGGGACCAAAGTTCTTGATGATGAATACTTCTCACAAGTGGAGATTTATGGTTGGTTCAAGGCAGATGATTATATGGTTGATACTTTCTTTGATACTCAGATACAAGGGTGGCGTGTACCTGTGGAGTTATTAGAATTATGAAGTATGAATACGAGTGTCCCAACTGTGGCAATGTGTTAATGATTATCAGATCTATCCACGATATCGAAGTGGATTATGACTGCCCTCAATGTGGCACTACTGTTAGTAGAAAGTATGATTCGCCCTCTATCTCCTTCAAAGGTAGCGGTTTCTATTCAACAGATAAGTAAAAGCCCCGCTAAGAAAGGTAGTAAGTAGCAGGGCTTCTACAAGGTTAGAGTGTATCAGTAATTTCCGACTCTTTTATGATGGCGGAGAGCCTTGCAAGGTGATCCATAACGGACATCAATGTAACGTAAGCCTCGCAATACTTGGAGTTCAGGGTTTCGACTTCTCTCTCCAAGCAGTTGAGCAATTCCGAAAGCGCTTGATTTTGGGTTCTGTGCGAAGTGGTCAAACCTGCTCTCACGGGTCCATAAGGATTCAAGACAGGTCCACTCTCTTCCTCTCCAACCAAACGCAACCCACGCATATTGCTTTGCCAGTTTTCTGTTCTCATTTTTCTCCTTCCAAGTCGCCTTCGTCCTGCTCATCTCCGTCGGTTTGCTTGGGTCTAGGTGCGTTGTCGTATCCATCTGTATCAGTAGAAACGCCATCGCTATTATCGGTAGCGCCAGTAATGTCCAGCCACGCCTTGCCATTAGCCTCATCAGATAACCTCTCCTGCTCAAGTATTGCCTTGTATTGGTCGGGGAACTGTCGGGCAAGGCGCGTTTGCGCTCGGCCCCTCGCTCTCTGGTAATTGCGTAGCCATACGGCTCGCTTCTCAGCGTTTGCCTTGCGTTTATCTGTTGCCTTCATTCAGTTTGCCTCGTCCTATCATTCAAGTAATCATCAAGACATACGATAGCGTATGCGATAGTGCAGATAAAGATAACAACCAAGAATAGCATTAGCCCTTCTCCCTCTCGCTCACTATGGTAGCCAAGACTAAGGCAGTTATATCTATCTTATCTATCACCAGTTTAGGCTCCTCAATATCCTCCTCGTTCCAGACCGATACATAGATAGAGTTATCTAAGCCTCGCCTAAACCACTCCACCGCCTCACTTGCGCTCGCTCCTCCCCACGCTACATCTCCCTTCCTGTCCTGCACCTCAAAGAAGTTAATTAGTTTCATACTAAAGTCCCTTCGTGTTCTAGTTGATACTCCATTGGCTCACCTAGCGGTAGCCCTTCATCTTGCGTAAGTTTCTGTAAAGCGTAGCGTTTAGCCTCTTCTTCGTTATCAGCATAGATAACTGTCGTGATTATGAACTGGTCATACACCAGCGTTATTGTGTAGTCGTTCATCTTTCCTTCTCCTCCTTGTAGTTGATTAAGTTGATTTGATTCAAGGCATTGACCATACGAATTAGGTTATCTCCTGCCTCCTTAGCGTTGCCCTCCACCATTTGCTTGATAGCAAGATCTCGGCATAGGTCTGCCTTTGCTTGATAGTATTCCTTATTCACTTGCTTCCTCCTCCATCTTGATTAGGTCATCTATTTCAGGTGTGTAAGGTCTAGCCTCCGCCTTCCTATCGTCCTCACCGCAAGGGGTTTCGGCGTGTTTAGTCATCGCCCACCCTCCAAAACTCCAGCCACATACTCCACACTTAGGCATTAGCGCCCTCGCAGTCGTGCTGATATACGCCACAAGTCCAGCATATATCTGAGCAGACATAGCAATATAGCGTTCCTGCTATATCTGCCACCATATTCTCAGTCTTGCTATCTTCTTTGCATATATGGCAGGTCGAATACTCAGACATCAGCGCCCTGCCTCTCATTGGCTTGGCTTAGTATTACCATTAGGTCTTCGGTTATGAGGTCGTTGTTGTCGTTGTAGATACCTTCTCCCTCGTATGGATACTCCCACTCTGACCCGTTCCATACTGTGCCATTAGGAAAGCGGTCTTCCTCGGTGTCGGGATCGAACTCCCACCCCTCAGCCTTGCTCCATTTGATTATGTAATAGTGCTCTTTAGACATTGACTTCCTCCCTCTTGTTATCTATCTCCTCTTCAATGGCGAGGTGAGAATTATCAAGGCAAGGAATTATGGAATCAAACTCTTTGGCAACTTGCCCAAAGACCTCCTCCGAGACCTCAAAGTGTTCTGCTAAGTAATACTGATAGATAATCGGGGCGTTAGAGTCCTCCCCCTTCAAGTGTTCTATCAGTTCTCCTACTGTCGTATAACTAGCCATTATCTGCCCTCTCCCTTTCTCTTGTCGTTTATCTTGCTTAGTATGACTAGCCCTAGCCATATTGCTAGGGCGTAGGTAATAACCTGCATTAAGGCCCAAAAGCCCCCCACCTGCACGCTAGTGAGGCGGTCTAGTATGAACTCAAGGCTCACGCTCTCGCCCTTTTTAGAAGTTAGCATAGGTGGCCTCGATCTCGTCCATACGGTCTTGGATAAGGTCTAGCAAAATGCAATAATCTTTAGGGTCATCAAAAATTGGATTCTCAACGGCCCTTCTATATTCTTCCCTCAATACTTCTAACTCTCTGCTCACTCTCCCGCCTCCTCTTTCGTTTCGTTGATTAGAAAGTTTCTAACTCTCGCCTCGAATAAAGCGGTCTCAAACTCACTTATCGGGGCGGGCATTTCTTTAGTGCTCTCGTTTTGTATGTGCCTGATTAGTTCTTTCTTGTCCTTTTCGCTTAGATTCATTGGCTCATCATCTCCAAGTGGAACATCGCATAAGTGTAAAGCGGTGAGTCTTTGTCTATCTCAACTGTTGCGGTGTCGAACCAGTCGGAGAAGCGGTAAAGCACTTTATCTACTTCCCCTTCTGTTAGGTGGATTTCCACATAATCGGCAGGGCCTCCCCACGATAGGCAGATTTCTACGATTTCCCGCTTTTGAATAGATAGCGCGGGGTCATCTTGTCCCCAATCGCTATTGGGATTATCTAGCAGGGCTCTTAGGTCCTCTTCCCTGCCTTTAAGTTGTTCATCTATGCGCTGAGCGCAAGTTTCTTGTTTTGTTTCCATTGTTCTACCTTTCATTAGTTGTTATAGGTGGAAGTCTAAGACCTCCCCTCCCCACTAGGTTAGACTAACCTAGCAGGAAAGGCAAGCATTAGGCTCGATCGAGTTTCTTCTTAATCTGCGTCGCTATCGCAAAACCTAGCGCCTCGGTGTAGCCCTCCCAGTATCTGCGCTCCATTGAGTCCATCGCCTCTCCTGTGCGCTCTTCTTCCTCCTGTGCTAGGCGCAATTGTTCGCACGCCTCGGTCAGCGCTTTCTCTAGTTCGCTCATCACTCCTCCTCCCATTTTTCAAGAGCCCACTCGTAAAGAGCGCCACTTGTTAGCCTTGTCTTGCCCGACTCGTCGAAGTAGTAAATCTCAGGGTCGCGCTCTTCATTGTCTGAGTCTTGGACAATTTCCACGCCGTCGCCCTCGTCGAAGAAGTAAGAAAGGGTTATGAATCGGCTTGGAAAGTCTGCTGCCTCGTCTAGCGGGTTAGGGTCGGTGATGTCTCCACTTGCTAGAACTTTTGCCTGTCTCTCGCGTTCTGATAGTCGCTTCATTAGCCCCACACTATCTCGCCATAAACCGCCATCTGAAGAACAAGGTCAGAGGTGCAAGCGTCGGCATTTTCTAAGTCTTCTACGCGGTAGCCCCCGCAATGAGTCAGGCCTAGTTCTACGCACTTGCCAAAGGCTTCGCCGATTTGGTTAGGGGTGAGCCACTTCTTGATGACTTTTCCATCTTGGCTTGAATCATCAGCGATTATCTGAAGAGCGCCCTCCTTTGTTATTTCTTCGAGGGAGTTAATCCAAGGGGACACTCTGCGGTCGGGACAAGTTGAAGCCTCATAAACACTTTGACCATTGAAAACTATGGAGACTTTTACTTCATCTATCATCACGCGATTCCTAGTATTTTTCACTATCTTTTTACCTTTTCTCTAGTTGGCTCTACTTAGGTTTCAAGCCCACTAGGTAGAGGGTATCAGATAGAAGAGGCTCGTCTAACCATTTGAGGGGGTATTTCTTGGAAAATCTTTTTATTTCTTCAACCATAGAAACTTAGAACAGTTGTTCTATTTGGCAACACTTTTGTTGTTTAATTCGATCGAGTCTGAAGGCTGGCTTCAGGGTTAGCGGTGGCGATAAATCACGGGGGCGAGGTGAATCGGTGGGCTGTTTATTAGAAACGGCTCACGGGGAAATGTTAGAAAAGGGGCGCACGATTAGGGGTGAGCCCTGCCGATAGGGGAACATCTTCTCATAGGCGCTCTGCTCTCTGTCCTTTCTGCCCTGCTTGGTCTGCCAATGGTCAGAAAAAAAAGCCAAGTGTCTGCAAGGAGCACCCCGTGGTGATAAAATTTGACCGCCCGATATACATATACCCACTACAAATATCTCTGCTAAAGTGAGATCTTTGTCCGTTTTGTATATAAATAAGCCGTGAATAAGGTGACTTTCGTCACATAATAGAGAAATGCTCTATTTTTTCTGCCTTATATATAGTAGAGGGAGCGAATGCGGAATAGCCCTAGCATTCGCGACCGACAAGGGCGCTGCGCTTGCGCTACGCGCCCCTTGAGAGGGGTACCATCGTACCCCTCGCTACGCTTGGGCTTGCTCGGGCGCTCAAACACCGCAAGGTGTGGAGCGCTGCTCCACTTTTAGTGGGGATGGCTCTGCCTATTCCACAACAGAAAGAATTATGGTTAGCAATCCCAATCAAACTAAAGAGGCCGAGAGAGCCAAGAAGGTTATCCTCCAGTGTATAGCCGACGGTATGACCGTCGAGCAGTCCTGCAAGGTTGCTGGTAAGTCAATCAAGACCTATGAGTACTATCGTAGATCAGATGCTGTCTTCAAGCAGTTGGCTGATAGAACCAGACTCGGTAGCCTAGAAAAGAATTTTGCGGAAGAGACAGCCAAGGATTTAGATTTTGTTAATTTAATAGACACCATAGAGGGTAGACAACCAGAATGGCTCCACCCTGCTATGAAGTACGAAAAGGGTATTGCAAGCAATCGTATCCTTCTAAACATCCCACCAAACCACGCTAAGTCAATTACGGTTACGGTGGACTATGTAACCTACAAGATTGTTAATAACCCGAACTTTAGAGTTCTAATAGTTTCCCAAACCCAGCGTCTAGCCGCAGACTTCCTTTATGCTATAAAGCAGCGACTGACGCATCCAATGTACGAAGAACTACAGCAGGCATACGCCGCTGGGGTTGGGTTCAATACTAAGACAGCCTCCTGGCAGGCCACCCGTGTCACCTTCGGTGATGAACTTAGGGAATCCTCAGAAAAGGATCCGAACCTAGAAGCCGTAGGTATCGGCGGTCAGATTTACGGTAAGCGTGCTGATATGATCATTATTGATGATGCTGTGACTTTATCTAATGCAAATGACTTTGAGAAACAAATCAAGTGGCTTACCCAGGATGTTAGATCCCGTCTTAACCCTACTGGTAAATTGATTGTGGTAGGTACCCGTGTTGCAGCGGTGGACCTATATAAAGAATTACGTTCTCCTGATAGATACCCAGGTGGCCTAGTCCCTTGGACATATCTGGCTATGCCAGCCTTGTTAGAAACAAATGAGGAACCCACCAAGTGGGTCACTCTCTGGCCTTACTCAGATCAACCTTTTGATGGTCAAGAAGAATCTGAAAAAAATGAATTTGGTCTCTATCCGCGTTGGAATGGAAAACATCTATATGCAGAACGACAAGCAATGGATGCCAGCACCTGGGCTCTCATCTACCAACAACAAGATATCTCAGACGACGCAATCTTTGATCCCGTCTGTGTTAAAGGTTCCATTGATGGTATGCGTAAGTCTGGTCGCCTTGTCGCTGGGCACCCAGGTCATCCTCGCGATCTT